GGAGCGAGCACACTTGCTAGAACTTATGTTATCTCCAGTTCTAATAGTGATGCAAAAGTAAACTTTGCGGGCAATACTGAAGTATTCTGTACAGTCCCTGCTTCAAAAATAGGTCTACCATTTCCAGAGGAGAATGCCTCTTCATCAGCGCCAAAGATAATCACGGTCACGGTTGATAGTAAATCTGGCAATCACCCATATCAGGGTGTTGGTTCTGGTAATGCATATTTTCTAAATGGACTAGAGGCACCTGCTTTGAGATTAACCGGTGTGGATGCATCAAACTCTGCTTACGCACAGTATTATAGATTCGATCAATCAGACTCATCAAATAGTGGACATCC